CGGTTCATGTTCTCAAGGAAATACTGTTCCACGCCGTGTAAGTAGTCGGCCATGTATTAACTCCCATAAAAAAGCCCCAGCGAATGCCGGGGCGTGGTTTCAAAATTTGGGCACAAAAAAACCGCTTACGCGGCGTCTTTATTTCGTGCTTTCTTTAAATATTTACGCGTCGCTTGGTAGCGGGTAACGGGCTTTAATCTCGGCGACCTTATCGCGCCATGTTTGTTCTTTTTTAGCGGTCTGGTCGTATTGCCACTCCATATATAGAGGGTCAGATTCAGATAAATAAGCGGTTCGACGATTCGATTCCACTTCCTTTTTTTGTTCTTCTTTTACGGCGGCTTGATATTCACTTAATAGCCCCTTAGCTGTCGCCGTACTCTCGTCAATACCGTAATAACCAATATCGCCTATTTTAAAATCAACCTGCATATGTTATTGCTCCCAAGATGAACTTACATTTTGCTGCTTCACTGTAATCTCATCAGCGATAGCATTATTACAAGTTCGTTTTATCTTACCTGTACCTGTTAATGTGACATTTCGCATATGACAATCAAAGCCCATGGAACCCCAGTTATCTAGACCAAATAGACCTACATCCAAAATTGTTGAATCTATTGATATTTGAGATAACTGAGTACGACTTGAGTCATTGTTAAAGACACTACTATGTATGGTGTGAAAATATAAATTCTTACCTTCATCTCCAGGCTGTGGTAATAACTTTATCGCACCGTTATACATATCAAAAAAACCATTAGCAGCAACACCAATAACTTTATCTAGAGACGGATTAACTTCATTGGTCCCTGTCCAACCGTTGTATTGAGTTGTCTTGATGATGTATTGATAACCATTTAAATCTACATAAATAGACTTTCCGTTAGAGATGGTTATTACTTGATTTTTCCTAGCTAGACCAGTCCAGTTACTCCAGCCATAGATGTTAGTTAAATCAGACTTCATAACTATGCTAGTTTTCCCACCAAATGGGGTACTAGAAACCGCTTTACCTAACGTTTTAAAAGGTGAACTCGAACTACCCGAGTTACTATCTGAACCTGAATTTTCATCAACGTAGAATTTTTGATCGAACATATCAAAAACTGTCTGAGGCACTGCGCTAGTTGCCTCATCAACTTTTGCATCAATCTCCACTATTTTTTTATCAACCGCCGAGGTCAAGTTATTCGAGGCTTCTACCAGATTCGCGACCTGTTGCTCTAAACTCATAGCGTGTTAGCTCCTTATTGCTGCGGGGTTCCGCTAATTAAATCGGCGCCAGCGTTAAAACTGTCTGCCAATTGTTGAAAGGCGTCGCCGACTTCGGTGTCTAAATCTGTCACCGATTGGGCGGTCGCGTAGTGGCTTGGGGCTTGATTGCCCAATTTCGACGCGTTCGGGGCCGTGTCGGTCTTCTTTGCGAAGGTTTCGTCGGCCGTTGTGCTGTCCATCTTGGCGCCTAACTTGGTATCAAGCTGGGTCGTTGTGTAAACATCGGCTTTATCAGCCTTGTTTCTTAACTTGCCATCCGTCGCCGACATGTAGCGGTTTAAGGCGCTGATCATATCGGTGATTTTCTGCGATAAACTCATTGTGTTATCCCGTTGATTATCCCGGTCTGAAAGGCAAACGCTTCGGTCATTTCGTCCAGCATTAGGTTTAGTGAATCACTGTTTTCAGTGGCGAGGCTCTTAGCTTCGTTGGCGGCTTTCTCTGCCGCTTCGGCGCGGTTAAGCACTTCTTCGGCAACGGTGCCAACGGGGCCTTGAACGCCCACTTTCACAACGCTAAGTTTGGGCGGACCTTGACGTTCGATAATGGTGGTTTGATTGCCTTGGGTTAATTTGACCACCTGGCGAACCACTTTGACTTGGGTAACGTGACTTAATCCGTCAATCATCAAACTTTCCCTCAATGATGGCCACATAACCCATCACCAAGGAATAGACGTCGCCGGATGGGAAATAAATCCGCAATTCATAAGCCACATCCCCGATCTGGGCGGCTTTTAAGCCGGTGGTTTTGTCTGGGGACAAACTGACTATCACTTCCCCTGTTGTACCATCGGGGATCGTAATGCCGTCGCTTGTGCTGGCTTCAACTAACTTTTGCCCTGTTTGCTCATCGCGCATAACAAAACGGGCGGTGCATCCGGTAATATCAACCGGTTTAAGTTCACCCGCTTCGTTTTCTTGCTCCCAAACATTACTAAAGCCGAACGTTGTGCCGGACACTAGGCGCAAATCACTTGCCGCCATTTGGCCCCCTTAGCCTTTCTCGATGTCGTTAACACGGAAAAGCAATTGAACATGACGAGCCATGTTATCCACATTCGCTGCAGCGACGGCGGCTAATTGCTCCCCCCAAGCGGCTAACGACAAATTCGCACCGGTGGATTTGATGATCACCGAATCCGCGGGTAACGCTTCCAAAGCCAAATCAAAGGCCAATAAAAGCGGCACCTCTGCCGATTTGTAGGCTAACGGGTCCGTATCTGACCACACAGCCAACATGGTGCCGTCTGCCAGAATGAAGCCGATTTCATGCACCCAAAATTCTTTGTCACCATCGGCTAGGCCCGTGACGTGAATTTGATGCTCATCGATGCGTTCACCATCAGCGATGGGGATACGCATCTTTTCACTGACTAAGCCCACTTCGTTTTTGCTGGGCGTTCGCCCGTGGTCCCCTAGGGCTATATGGGTAATCTCCGCGTTCACACCCGTATTTTGGCCATTGAAGACAGCGGCCAAGCCCCGAGTGGTGATCACTGGAATTAGCGCATTACTCACGCGATCGCCTCCATTTGTCGATAAATAACTGCAGCACCATTCACCAGGCTGACAATGCCAACTTTACTGGGTCTTGGTGCGGCGTCGATTTCCGCTTGTGCGCTTCGTTGGGAAAGATTCACCCCACTAAACGACGAAGCCGCCCCAATGCTGGCACGGCTTTCTAACGGTTCTTGTATGCTTTCGGCACTTCGCCGAGCTAACGCCCCCATTCCGGTGATGGCATCAGCAACGCCTATATTGTTCGGTCCAAACCTTGCGCCCACCTTAAAGGTGTAATGACTGCGGGTATTCTTGGCATTGTTGATCGCCATTTTTAGCTGATCATAAAGTGCCTGGTTTAGATAACCGGGTTCGGACGTGATGTTTTCGTTTGCCCAAGCTGTCACGTCAAACGTGCCGCGTTCGGCCATTGGTGCCGCTTGGAACCACTCGACTAAATCCACCGTAACGCCCAGATCTTTTAATGCCTGGTCTACCGCGGCGCGAGTGCCTTTTTTACGGTGAACCGATAGCGATGACGCCACAATTCGACGCTTGACCGTTTCCGGCCAATCGGTGCGCCACATATCCACCGACACCGCCCACGCTAAGAAGGGCAGCACATCAAGCGGACATTTCCACGGGTCCCATAAGGTCGAGATAGGAATTTCAACGTCTTCGATTCGCGCTAAGGCTATATCGAGATCACGCTCAAGATCGGACACGTTAGCGGGCAGTATCGAGACTTTATCCGTCATACATAGCCCCCAATCACCACACTCACGCCCGTACAATAGGGCGCTTGTTGCTTGGTGCATTTGATGTCTTGCCAGTCGGTCAATACCACTTCTTCGACCCCTTCCAGGGTTAGCGCGTTATGGACGCCTGATTCAACCACCCGGCCTTTTAATTGATGCTGGGTTTCAACGTATTCTAATAAACGCTTTTCAGCGTTTGCCCGAACCAACTCAGGATCAGGGCCTTGCTTCATGTAAAGCGACGCGGTCACGCTGTAGGTTTGCACTGACGCGCCCACCACCGACAATAAGTCGGTCATTGGTCTAAACGGCTCTAAGTAGGCTTTCACGGCGTCTAATACGCTTTGGGATGGCTCTCCCGTACCGCTATGGCTCAAAATAGACAACACCACTTCAACCGGTGCCGGACTGTCTACCGCGACCCCTTTCACATCAGGATGGGCGCTTTTCGCGTGGAACTCATAAGCACCATCGGGACCCGCAACGGATAACCCTTCCGGCGACTTCTGCAGCCTGGCACGGTAATCATCGTTTGATTCGCCCTCAAGGCGAACAACGGGGGTCCCGTCTGGGTGGTGATAGTAGGTCACGCCGATATGGTCTAATTCGGCATCTTTGGCATACGCTAGGGTTAACCCTAGTGCTTGTTCGTTGGCATCCTGGCGAAGTAACACTTCTCGATAGGTATTCGCTAGGGTGTTTCTGAATGCGGGATCCGATGGACTGGCGTTTTCTAAGCCCGCCCGTTCGACCACATCCGCGATAATTTCTTCGTGATCAACTTGCTTCACCACATCAAGCGGCGGTAACAAGGCTAAATTGATGCCCTCAGCCATAAATAATCCCGTCCATTTCGACTGTTTCACCGTCTGCAGTGGTGCCGCTTACGGTAATAGAAAAGTGGTTCGGACCTTCTCGTTCGACGAGCATTTCCGTTAATTTAAAATCGTCTAAGCCGTTTGCGGGGTTGTTGATGGCCTCAGATAATCGAATGTAAGCGTCCATATGGAACCGAGCGTCTACATTGCGATCGACCAATTCATATAATCGGGACCCAAATTCGCGACGGCCAACCAATGATCCCAACGGCGTGTTGATCACGTCATAAAGGCGCTGGCGCAAATACGGAATGCCGCCAATTTCCGCGCCGGTTAAACGGTCGGTGCCTGTCTTCATTTCGTGCTTTCCGTTTTTCGTGCTTTATACAATCGGATGTTGTCCAGAACTGGACCCACCGGACACATTCGCTTTTGCGTTTGATGTGATTTCATCGACCACCGCGTTCGCAATGGCTTCGGCGAACTCATTCACCCAAGAATGCTCACCATCTGCCACGGCGCCAAGTTTGACGAACTCGGTTACTATTTTGCTTTTCAGCGAAGATTTACTTAACGCCATATAAGCCCCTTATTTTCCGGCCGTCACCTTGCTTGATATGTCGCTATGAGGCTTGCCCGTGAATTGGCAAATACAATCACCTGTCACCACGCCTTTACCGCCGTTTAGCTTGATTTTGCTACCGTTGGCGATGATGTCGCCGTCGGCGTTTACCGTGGCTTT